CTGGACTTGACGCACAAAGCGAAGGATCACAGATGGCATTCCACAAAAGAGTCTCAGCAGTGTTCGCAGCATTCCACGCAAATGTTGTGAGAAAAGATTCCTTAGTTGCAAGATATTTGATGCTCAGTTCATCAACTGGGCTTAGATCTCCAACTCTTGGATCAATTGTCATCTCCTGATTCACATCAACAGAAAGTTTGGCGAGATCGTCAGGAACATTTGTCACAGCAATGTTTGGTTTGGTTCGAGGCCGAAACATGGAGGTTTCTTTCAATACTGGGCGTGAAAACCCAAAAAGAGCTCCAATGGCACCCATTGCTCTAGCACCTATTTCAGTTGCTTTTGCATAGGGTCCAATAATCGGGGCATTGACCAATCCCATCGCTATGCTTGCGACAGTGGTGGAAACACGAGAAACGATTCCAGGGTTGGTGGTCTCACTTGCTTGTGGCGAAACATGTGTGGGAATTCCATACTTGAAGTCCTCCATCCAAGCATAAATGTTAACAGTAACATTGCTGGTGGTGTCTCCTAAAGCATGTTGAAGTCCCGAATCGGTTGCATGCATGTTGATTATACCCATCTGGTTCCCCTGAAACGCAGGAATGTCTAGTGCATTAGTGGGCCAGAGGAAAGGGAGAAGCATCTCCCCACCTTTCGATGTAGTTGGGTTCAACCATAAATGCATGCGTTGCGACGCTTCGATAAACTCTGCCTCAGTGTAACCACCGAGACCACGAGCACCGTAGCCATCAAATTGATGCAAAGGTAAATAATCGACCAGAATCCTACCATAATGGAAATGGGTTCCGCTCAATGTAACCTTCAATCGCAAACGACCACGTAGCATTCGATAGTGACCGATTCGACTCTTAACTGTCGTGCTGTTCAAGTACAAAGCCCAAGGGTCGAAGGATCTAGCAAAGCCAGCTCCAACTTCCCATGTATTGGAAATGATCTTGATTGGGCGCGAAAGAAATTCGTCAAGAGGGACATCCTGAGATATCGCATAATCTCGGACGGGGTCCGCTAATGGATTAACAGTTGCAATGTGGTGCGCTGCTTCATCCAGAAAGTGGACAGTTTGGTGACGGGAAGAAGTCGCAGCCATGGAAGTAGACTGAGTCCCGTCGTTTGCCTGGGGAA